CAAGCAGCATTGAAGGAGTTGGGACTGTGAACCTAGCCCGTTATATGCAGACAGTTGACCGTCACGGTGTTGTCAACTACAAGTATGCACCACCACCCGATGCAGTTGAAGCAGGTGTTGTCAAGCGTAAGGCACTTGGCACTAGCCTTGTCGATGCCATCAACTATTGCAACGAACAGAACGATGTGCTTGATGAGTGGCGCAGGGAACATCGCTACCTCAAACATCTCACCACCAAGAGTACAGTATTGGACTTAGTCAAGAGCTATCGCAACTCAATCGACTACAACAAGTTGTCAGATAAGAGTAAGTATGACTACCTCTACTACCTCGATTGCTGGAAGGACGACAAAGCTTCACACACTACGTTGTTCAACACACGGTTGCAGGACATCACAGCCCCTACAGCACAGCGTATCTACGAAGCCAATGCCGCACACAGTGTTAGCCTATCCAATCATGTGTTGGCTGTGTATCGATTGGTGTTCAGCTATGCCATACGCAATGGGTTCTGTACATTCAATCCGTTCAAGGCGGTGAAGCGACAGGCTGACAAGCCTCGCCGTGTGGTGTGGGAACGTGAACACATCAAAGCTTTCATGACTGTGGCGTTTAGCAACTACGAGACACGCAGCTTAGGACTCATTGTGTACACAGCCTATGTTGCGGCGCAGCGCTTAGGTGATATGCGTATGCTGACATGGGACAACTACAACCTTGAGACAGGGGTGTTGTCGTTAGAGCAGAGCAAGCGTAGGGCGAGGGTGTCTATACCGTTGTCGCAAGACTTGCAAGACATGCTCAGGCAGCAGCACGATGGTGTTGGTTGGCAGAAGTGGATGATGCCGAAGTCAGACATGAAGCCGTACACCTTGCAGGGACTAGCGAAGGCTGGTAAACTTGTAATGGATGAGGCAGGCTTACCTGCTGAATTGCAATTGATGGACCTACGTAGGACAGCAGTGACAGAGATGGTTGGTGCAGGCGTAGCACTCACTAACATCATGTCGTTGACAGGGCATGCAACACCGGGTTCATTGACACCGTATGTTCGCCACACACTGAAGAGTGCAACGGTGGCACAGGACATGCGTAATTTATCACCAATGTTTTAAGGAACTACAATGACAGCAAAACTTATATGGGCAACAGACGCTGACAAAATCATCGGCTATTGCGCTCGTGTTAGCAACCCCGACAACCAAGACAATCCCAACGTAGCAGGACTGCTTAATTATTGTGCAAAGAATCATCACTGGTCTGTGTTTGAAATGGCTAGTGCATGCATCGAAGTGTCCACCACCCGCGACATTGCACGACAGATCTTGCGACACAGAAGCTTCAGCTTCCAAGAATTTAGTCAACGCTATGCTGACGTTGCCAGCCTTGGTGATTGGGCAACTCGTGAGTGCCGATTGCAAGATACAAAGAATCGTCAGAACTCTTTAGAGACTGAGGACGAAACACTTAACCAGTGGTGGCAAGATGCACAACGAAAGGTTAAAGAAGAGGTTGAGGTGTTGTACTCCTTAGCCCTGCACAAAGGCATTGCCAAAGAACAAGCACGTGCTTTGTTGCCCGAAGGTCTGACACCGTCTAAGCTGTACGTCAACGGAACTATGCGTAGCTGGATTACATTCTTGCAAGCACGACTCGACCCGTCCACACAGAAGGAACATCGATTGGTGGCACAGGATGTGTTGGCTGTGTTGCGTGGTGTTGCACCGATCACTGTTGGTGCTTTCTTTCCTGAACAGTCATGATGTATGGGGGTAAGACAGGCTATCCCGCTGGCCTGTTGCAAGATGACCACACTAAGCTGAGTAAATGGTTTGCTTCCAAGCCAGATGCTCGTATGATTGTTAGACAAGTTTGTAAAGAAATACTGGAGAAACAAATGACCACACTGCGATGCCCTGAATGCATGAGCGAACAAGTGACGCTTCAGCATTGGCAAACCTTTATGGCAAACACAATGGAGCACTACTGTCACAGTATGAAAACGCAAGATGATGACTCCCCATCACGCTGCCTTGATTGTGGATGGACAGGTTTGCACCGCGACTTAAACGGATATGGAGAACAACAATGACCTGCACATGCCGTCCACTCAGCCCATTCCATTGGCAACAAAACCCACGACCATCCATCTTCCTTGATGACCCGTTCTTCAGAGCTAAGCAGTCTGCTAAGACAGGCTCTCAACTGGCAAGCGAGGTGGTAGCACGTAAGCGTTCAGAGAACATTCATTACGGCACAATCTATGGCAGCGCACGTGAACGTGAAGACGCTGTCATTCGTAGCAAACTCATGCATATTTACAGCAAGGTAGGTGTGAAATGATAGTGTTCATTGGTAACTATCAAGACGACAACAGCCCTCGACAAGAGGATGTATTCATTGACGAGTGGGATAGCTGGAATGCTGATCACACCATCGCCCTCATTGCTGCACCACTGCTTCAGCAACTGAAGCTGAACAAGCATGGCTCAGGTATGGTGGATGATGAGGATGTACCTGAAGAGTTGCGTAGTACGTCAGCACCACCTGTTGAGGAATGGGACACTGATGCCAACCTTCACCTGCGTTGGGAGTGGGTGCTTGATGAAATGATTTGGGCTTTGACAGAGCATGCTCGTGGTGATGGTGACAGCAAGTTCTATGACCACAGTGAGGTTGATGAAACAGGCGACATCATGGAGCAGGTTGCACAGATTAAGTGTGACTACGAAGGACTTGATGCCTACAACAAACGTAAGCAACGTGGTTTTGTGTTGTTCGGTAAATACTTTCAGAACTTGTGGGACTAACATGACTGAGCGAATAATTACAGACAGCAATGGGCGCAAGCATATTACAAATGAGCCTTTGCTTCACCAACCTTTAGCACAGCGCACATGGATTGGACTGACTGATGATGAAAAGTTGCACATTGAAATCATGGGTGGTAAGTCAGATGTAATGTTGGCTGAAATGGTCGAAGCCAAATTACGGAGTAAAAACACATGAACATTGAACAAGTCATCGTTGCCGCAACAGGCATCGGCTACCTCATCGTTGGTGTGCTGCAATGGACCAAGGGTGAGATGAGTAATGGAATGATCTGGACAGGCTATGCGTTTGCTCAGATTGGTTTATGGCTCAACATCAAATAACTATGGCATTCATCCGCACACACATAAGCTGTGAACATTGCGGTAGTAGTGATGGTGCATCGCTTAACGACGACCACTCTACCTACTGCTTCGTGTGTAGCACACATACCCCCTCAACTGACAACATCACCATAGAAAGACAACACATGACTGAAGTAGTCAAACCAAAAGACATGAGCTTCATTAAACGATACAACAACGGGGTAGCCGTTAGTATCAGTGAGCGTAGGCTTACTAAAACTACCGTCGAAAAGTACGGTGTCGTTCGTGATGGTGACAGCTATCTGTTCCCTTACTTCGATGACACTGGATCGTTGGTGGCTGCTAAGATTCGCAACGTCAAGGACAAAATCTTCAGCACTGAGGGTGACTGGAAAGCTGGCACCTTGTTTGGTCAACACCTGTTCTCTAAAGGTGGTAAGACGATTACTATCGTTGAAGGTGAGGCTGATGCCCTTGCTGCGTTCCAGATGATTGGTGCTGGTAAGTATCCAGTTGTTTCGATTCGTAATGGCGCAGGCTCTGCTGTCAAGGATGTCAAGGCGCAGTATGAATACCTCGACAGTTTTGAAACCATCGTCATCTGTTTTGACAACGATGAGCCGGGACGTAAAGCTTCTAAGGAAGTTGCTGGTATCTTCGGAAGCAAAGCAAAGATTGTCAAACACGATCCAGCTTTTAAAGACGCATGCGACTACCTTGCTGATAGCAAAGAGCAGTTATTTATTAGTCGTTGGTGGTCCAGTGAACAACATACTCCCGATGGTTTGATCAACGGTGACAGCCTGTGGGATGAACTTAAAAAACCACGTCAAAAGCCTGATGCACACTGGCCCTACACCACCCTTGACGGTATGCTTTGTGGCCTGCGTAAGCGTGAGCTTGTCACTGTTGCGGCAGGTACTGGTCAAGGTAAGAGCACGTTCTTGCGGCAGATCATTCACCACTTGTTGATGACGACAGACGACAAGATTGGCTGCGCCTTCCTTGAAGAATCACCTTCACGTACAGCACAAGGCATCATGTCCATTGAAGCAATGAAGGCTTTGCATCTACCAACAACAGATTACACAGAGCAAGAGTTGCGTGATGCTTTTGAAAAGACAATGGGTACTGGTCGCGTGACAATGTTCTCTCACTTTGGTAGCCTTGACATTGACAACGTCATTGCTCGGTTGCGTTGGATGGCAAAGGGTATGGGGTGTAGCTGGATTATTCTTGATCACTACCAGATGATCTTGTCTGGTATGGATACTGATGAACGCAAGGGTTTGGATATGCTGCTGACAAAGCTTCGCACATTTGTCGAAGAGACTGGTGTTGGTTTGTTCGGTGTGTCGCATACTCGGCGTGAGTCTGGAAGCAAGGGTGCTGAGAACGGTGCAGAGATGACGCTGTCTTCGCTGCGTGGTACAGCAGGTATTGCTCAGTTGTCTGACGCTGTGATCGGATTGCAACGTGACCAACAACACGATGATGAGCGAGTACGTAACACCACCTGTGTCAGATTGTTGAAGTCAAGATTCACAGGCGAGACAGGTCCGGCAGGTTTCTTGTTATTCAACAAAGACATGCAGCGACTCATTGAGATTGATGATCCAACACCAGACGATCAAGATGTGTTGTGATATTTAGATCATATGTTATACCTACTATGTTCAAATACTAGGAGGTATAATATGAGAACACATAAAGTTTGTAATGAGTGCGGTGAGAACAAGGTTGTTGAGGACTACTACGCGAGACAATGTAAGCACACCAAGAAAGATGGAACTATTTCGTACTACACCTATCTTAAACCAATCTGTAAAAGTTGTTGGGATAAGGAATCTAGGCAGTGGTTTAGAAAAAACTGGCTTCAACACTTAGTTCAACAAGCAAAGAATCGTGCGAAACAAAAAGGACTTCCCTTTGACATTACCGCTGATGACATAGAAGTTGTGAAGTTCTGTCCGTATCTGGGTATTGAAATCAAACAAAACCTAGATGCAAAAGGCCCATCTCATAACTCACCAACAATTGATAGGATCGTTCCTGAAAAGGGATATGTTAAAGGAAATGTACAACTTATGTCTCATAAGGCAAATGCAATGAAGTACAACGCAAGCATTGATGAACTTCTATATTTTGCTAATAAGATAATTGAGTTGCACTCCACAGATGAAAAGGTAAAATAAACATGAGCGAAGTAGAACAATATTGGGAAGCCATTAGAAAGAAGTGGTCACATCCTCTACCACAATATCACCAGCTTGACCCAATGGAGCAGGCGATGCTTGTTCAATCGATCAACATCTTATTGCAGATAATTAACAACCGGAGAACATGATGAAAAAGACCTATGCAGAACTTGAGCGTGAAGCTTATATGGCAGGCAACACCATACTTGCAAAGCTTTATGCTGAGCTTGATGATGCTGAGCAGGAGTTGCTTAGCCGTGAATATGGAGGTACATAATGAGTGATGGTGGTAAAGGCAGCGCACAACGACCACGTTCTGTAGCTGATGAAGAATGGGCCAACCGATGGGATGCCATCTTTGGTAGAGACAAACCTAAGCAACCTAAGAAGGACAACGATGACGACATGGACAAGCCGTTGCCTGATCGAAGGTGATCACTTGTGTGTCTGCACAACTGAGGCAGACTATCACACCACCCTCAAGTATTTGAAGGTGCCGATAGCTGAGTGGGACAGATGGCTGATTCATGAATCGTTAGCAACCACTCACTACTTCAACACACCAAAGGGTAACAGAGTCACCATTGTGTGCATACCTGTTACGCCTGAGACAGACGGTATTGATGTTGCAACATTGTTAGTACACGAAGCTGTGCATGTTGTGCAGGAATACTTCAGGTTCATTGGTGAAGACAATCCCGGCAACGAGATAGAAGCATACGCTATTCAGAATGTGAGCGCATCACTGATGAGGGCGTACCGTGATAAACTATTTCCGAAACCAAAGAAGGAAAAGAAAGATGGATTACATATGGGACATAGAGACATACAAGACAGCGTTCACGTTCTCAGCGATCAGTGCTGACGAGTCGCATGCTGTAGCGTTTGAATGTTCACAACGAAAGAACGAAGCTGACAAGTTGTTCAGCTTCCTTGCAGAACTGAAGAAGAAGAAGCATAGGATGGTGGGATACAACAACATAGGCTTCGACTACCCTGTGTTGCATGACCTGCTGTCTGTTGCTGACAAGGCACTCACTGTGTCAGGCAAGGCTGTAGCTACACGTGTTTACAAGAAGGCACAATCTATTATCGGTAGCGATGACAGGTTTGGTCATCTTGTCCGTGACAACCAGCAGTATGTGCAGCAGATCGACCTGTACAAGATCATGCACTTCGATAATCCTGCACGGGCTACATCGCTGAAGGCACTTGAGTTCAACATGAAAGCTGACAGTATCGTTGACCTGCCATACGATCCGCACAGTGACTTGACAGATGACCAGATAGATGTGTTGCTTGCATACAACATGCACGATGTGAAGATGACGTTGTTGTTCTACAAAGAATGCTTGTCACAAATCACATTCCGTGAAGAGTTGTCTACCAAGTACAACCGCAACTTTCTCAACCACAACGATACAAAGATCGGCAAAGACTACTTCATCATGAAGCTTGAAGAGAACATGCCTGAGAGTTGCTATCGTATTGGTAAGAAGGGTGAGCGTCACATCAATCAGACTAAGCGACCAGTCATTCACATCAAAGATTGTTTGTTCAACTACTACGACTTCAAGCGTCCTGAGTTTCAGCTTGTGTTGGAATGGTTTGCTGCACAGTCTTTGACAGAAACAAAGGGTGCTTTATCTGACATTGAAGAGAGCGACCTTGGTGACTTAGCTGCCTATGCTGAGATGATTACTAAGCGTCAGAAGTGGTTCAACAAACCAAGCGATGATGTTGTTGCTGCCTTCAAAGAACTGCACCCATTGGGTTGGGTATCTGAAGAAGAGTTGAAGGCTAAGAAGAAGGGTGAGAAGCAGTACAGCTACTGGAAGAACTGGAGAGTTGCTACCAACTTGAACGTGACAATCGGTGGCTTTCGTTTCGACTTTGGTACTGGTGGTATTCACGGTTCTATTGAGAGCACCATCGTCAAAGAAGATGAAGAGTACATGATTGTTGATGCTGACGTTGCGTCTATGTATCCCAACATTGCCATTGCCAATCGTGTATTCCCTGAGCATTTGTCTGAGAAGTTCTGTGACATCTACCAAGATGTGTACGAGCAGCGTAAGAGCTACCCCAAGGGCAGCGCTGAGAACGCCATGCTGAAGCTTGCGTTGAACGGTGTGTACGGTGACAGCAATAACAAGTACAGCCCCTTCTACGACCCTCAGTACACGATGACGATCACCATCAATGGTCAGCTTAGCCTGTGCCTGTTGGCTGAGAAGCTGATGGATATTGAAGGCTTATCCATTGTGCAGGTTAATACTGACGGTATCACTGTGAAGATGCCACGTAACAAGCATGATGAATACATCAACATCTGTGATGCATGGCAGAGACAGGTTGGTCTACAACTTGAGTATGCTCATTATTCAAAGATGATTATTCGTGACGTGAACAACTACATCGCTGTATATACAGACGGTAAGGTGAAGCGCAAGGGTGCGTATCAACACGAAGGTTTGGGATGGCATCAAGATCAAGGTGGTCTTATCATTCCGAAGGCTGCTGAAGCTGCAATGCTTCAGGGTATTCCTCTTGATGTATATATCAAGGGTCACAAGAACAAGTATGACTTCATGCTGAGGGTGAAAGTGCCACGCAGTAGTAGGCTTGTGATGGTGATGGGTGACAACACTGAGGTGCATCAACAGAACATGTGCAGGTTCTATGCTTGCAATGCTGGTGGTGCTCTCATCAAGGTGATGCCACCACTCAAGGAAGAGGCTGAGCCTAGACGCATATCGATTGGTGAAGGCTACGGTATGTGGACATGCAACGACATCAACGACTTCACTTGGAAAGACGTTGACTACCAATACTACATTGACGCTGCTGCAAAGCTGGTGATACAATGAAGCATGTAGGAAGCTGACCCCTACTGAATTGGTCAGCATTAAACTCAAAGGAAACTCAAATGAGTGATAAGTTGAAAATCAAAGCCGATGTATATTGGGCCTCTCTGAATCGTAAGAATGAAATGGCTGATGCTTACACGGTTGATCTGTGTAACCTGTCTGACAAAGCAGTTGCTGCACTGGAAGACATGGGTATCTCGGTGCAAGAGAATACAGAGAAGAAGCCTGAGCAGGGTAAGTACATCACTTGCAAGAGCCAGCGTCCCATCAAAGCCTACGACACCGATGGTGATGAAATCATTGAAGACATTGGCAATAGCAGCAAAGCAATTTGTATGATTGGTAGCTATGCTTGGACATACAAGAACAAGAAAGGCGTTAGCCCTTCATTGGCTAAGCTGGTTGTTACAGACTTGGTTGCCTATGCTGGTGGTGCTGACCTCTCCGCTGACGACGAAGACGTTCTGTAAATGATCTGTTGCATCGACGCCGATATATATGCATATAGGGCGGCGGCAGCATGTGAGAATGAAGAAGAGTCACAGGCTATCCGGTCTGTTGACTCTCTTATCATTAACACTCTCATGTGTGGCGTAGATAAGTGTGGATATGTCGATCAATGGAAGCTCTTTCTCACAGGTAAGGGCAACTTCAGAAACGACATAGCCATCACAGCCCCCTACAAAGGCAACAGAGCAGACAAAACAAAGCCTAAACATTTGGCTGCGGTGCGTAAGCATCTGATGCAAGAGTGGAAGGCTGACATGTCTGAAGGTCAAGAAGCCGATGACTCCATTGCCATTGAAGCTACAACGCTTGGTGATAATGGGGTCATTGTTTCGTTGGACAAAGACTTAGATCAGGTGGCTGGTTGGCATTACAACTTCATTAAGAAGGAAGCCTACTATGTCACTGAAGCTGAAGGTTTGCTCAGGCTGTACATGCAAATCTTGACAGGCGATACTGCCGACAACATCATAGGTCTTCGTGGCATTGGTAATGTCAAGGCTAAGAAGATGTTAGAAGATGCAGCAGATGAGACAGAAATGTTTCAGCGCTGTGTTGAAGCTTATGATGGTAATGAGGATAGGGTTGTTGAAAACGCCCATCTACTTTTCTTACGTAGACATGAAGGACAAACATGGACAAGCCCTTTAAACCGAATGACGTAGCTGTAATCTTGCGACCAGTTATCAACGCAGACGAGAAGTGGGACGGTGACTTTGAACTGATGGTGTGTGCTGTTGGTCCAGTTACATTGAATGAAGAAGACATGCAAGACATGCTTGCTGTCGCAACATTGATGGCAACAACTGTTCCGTTGATGGAAGAAGACAAAGCCTTTGCAAAGAAGATCATGGATAAGTGTGATGAGATTTATGCAGACGGTGGTATTGATCTTGGTGATGCAACCGTTGTTGATGACACGTATGTGCTGACTCAGTACAGCAAAACCGTTGGGGGCATGCAATGATTGATAAAGACTGTGAAACTTGTTTTTATAGACAGTTGAATTACAACAGTGACCCTTGTTACTCTTGCTGTAATATTGGTGGTTATACTAAATGGGTAGCCGCTGACGTGTTCAAGAACATTGACAATGGTGAAGGTAAGGTAATTCCACCACCTGCTTATGATCAGAAAGAAGTGGCCTTCAACAAACGAGCATTGGATGTTCAAGTTTCAGGTAATCATTACAAAGACTTAGCCATTCAACCTGTTGAGTATATATATGCCAATGGTATTGGATACTTTGAAGGCAATGTTATTAAGTATGTCAGTCGCTGGCGCAACAAGAACGGTATCAAGGACTTGGAGAAGGCTAAGCACTACATTGATCTGTTGATTGAACTTGAAGGAGAACACAATGACAAAAGTAACAGTGACATTTGAAGCTGAGATTGATGTTGAAGACTTGGGTGCTGAGTTCTCTAACGAAGACTACCTTGTTGACACTGTCAAAGAGCACATCATCTATGCCATGAGTAGGCTTGATGCAGACATTACATTCAACAGGGTTGATGTGGAAGGACTAGAATGAAGATAACAATCACTGATGCTGAGAACGGTTTTGTTGTAGCGGTAGAGGAAAGTGAA